CGCCTTTAATGGATTCACCATCTTTGCCATCTTTACCATCTTTACCATCTTTACCATCTTTACCATCAACACCGTCTTTAACTAGTGTCAATTCAATGTCATCGATCTTCTCATGGATAGTTTTTACTTCAATGCCGTAATTGTCTCGCATGTTTTCCAACTGCTCTTTATAGAAATTTTCAGTAGTGATTAACTTTTCTTCATATTGAGAAGTCATCTCTTTAATGGTTTTTGAGAAATCAGTTTCAACTTCATCAAGCTTTTCTTTTAACAAATTACCCACTAATTGTAATAGTGCTTTATCTCTTTTAGTCATTCACGACTCCTTTTAGAAATTTCATAGCTTCTTCTTCATCCATAGGTTCATCTTCATCACTCTCATCACCTGATGGAATAACGTCTGCTGCGGCAACACCAACAGCGGATGTACCAACTGGAACCATTTGAGCTTGCAAGTAGATTTCATCACCATTATCTTTAGGTTCTAATCCCTCTTTGGCTCGTGCTTCATTTGGTGTGTAAATACCACCTTGAACACCTTTTGAAAGACCATCCATTCTACTCTTGAAATCAGAACGTAGAAGATAGTCAGTATCAAAGTTCAAAAACTCATCTGCCGGTAATCCAAACAATTCATTAAGTGCAAGTTCAATGTGATCCAAGATAAACCCAAGACCACTTGAAATCCAAAACTTCATCAACTGTTCTACGTTATTGTAACTCGCATCGTCAAGGGCATTTATCAATGTAAGAGGCACCCGGTAAACCCTCGCAACATCAGCAATGGTCATCTTGTATGTCTCAACAATTTGAGCATCTACAGCGGTCATTGTGAGTGGATTAAATTTCAACCCAGATGTCAATATAGGAAGCTTTCCTGTATCAGCACCTTTTGAAACTTCTTCAAACCTTTTACGTAACTCTTTAGTCTGATCAGCTGTCAATGTGAGATCCGTTTCCAATACACCTGAAGGTCGTGACATATTCAAAAAGAAATCTTTTTCATGTGCTTGAATATTCGTACCAATCGTTGCTGCAAGGGTCGCTGCTACAAGTGGTGTTTCACCCAGTAATGGATGTCTAGGGGTATGAAGCTTTACATGCAGTACGTTCCTTGCCGGTACCATAGCTTCTGCATTAATAATCCCATCAACACCATTACCTGATGTGTCATAGAAAACTTCAAGGTTATCAAAAGCCACTCTTGGTGACATGTTTGTTTGAAGGTGAATACCATCTACTTCATATCGATTATTGCGTGTAGCCATTCCATAACCATTACCTGTTAAAAGCAGTCTACGTGAAAAGTTTAAAAAGAAATCACTGCGTGTTTGATATGGATTTGGTTTTCGCATTACTCTTGTGGCTGCTGAGTTTTTAACAAGCTCTGTTCCACCATCTTTAGTTTTACGATAGTGGTGTATGGGTAACATAGCAACTGTTTGTGAGATGGTTCCCACACATGCTTCAACAGATGTGTTTGTAACAACATCACTTGGGTTCATGTCCATTTGCCAATGTTGCCAAGGGTATGAAGCTGGAATACCGCTGGGGTTACTTCCACCTTGAAGGTTAAAAGTTTTTATTAAAGCCTTCTGAATAAAATTCATTTAACATCCCTTATTTTATTTAGATGGAGTCATCACTTTTGTATCGTAATTTCCCTTTTTTTTATCATCTTTTTTAGATGATTTCTTGTCATCTTTTTTAACATCATTGGTTTTAGTTTTAGCTTTTGGTTTTTTGTAATTTGCAATTGCTTCATCAATATCTTCTACATGTAGTACACCATCTTTAGATGCAGTGAGAAGTTTTGTTCCAATGTCAGGATGCCCTTCATGGACACATGCAATGCTATGAAGCAATGGTTTGTCTTTCAACCCCTGTACATCCATGATATCTTTAAGTCCTTTTGCATCTAAAATAAACACAGTTACCATTTTCTTTTCAGCCATGATTCAAATCCTTTTTAAAGCATTGTAACATAAAGTCACATTAACGAACATCCCAAAAGAAAAGGGATGCTCTATGATGTAACCTGGTATTACCAAGCCACTGATGTGAGTACTTGTACACCAGCAGTTCTAGCGATTGACCAGTCAAGACCAAGAACAAGACGTAACGCCATTGTATCTGTTTGGTAAAGAGATCTGACATCATTAACAGTTGCCGTAGCACTGGTAACAATCTCATCAGCTGGAGTAGCCATAACAAGAGTTGCTTGGTTAGAAACCTCAAACTCAGGAGTGATATCCGTTGCTTTAACCATTGAGCTTGAATCGATGAACGCTACAACAGCAGCCGGAACAGTTGTTGAAATGATAATTGGGTAACCCATGAACATACCATTTGTCACTTCAGGGAAGGCAAACTGTCCAGTTGTAAGTTGTTTAGTACTAAGACCAAATACTCTTGCCGGGTTCATCAGCCATGCACCATTTTGACCAAGTTGTACTGCTGAAGTTCTAGTCATAACACCTTGAACGTCTGCAAGGATCAATGCTACTGTAGCACCACCTGAAGCGTTAATGTTACCGGCACCTGTAGCAGTGGCATTTTGAATACCCGCTGGTCTAATCGTAGAAGCTGCTGCATTATCAAGGAAAGCTGCATCAATTGCTGCTGACGTATCTTGGATAATTGCATTTCTAAGAAGTGCCTCAATAGCCGGAGTAGATTTAGTAAGAATCTCTCTTGTGAAAGTTGTAATTACAGCCATTTTTTTAGGTGTAAGTGTTTTAGTTCCAAACACACCCTCTTTAACTGGAATCGGAGCACCTTCAGCTACAAACGCACCTGAAATATCTCTAGATGATGCCCATGCTGGAACAATGATCGATGCTTTGTCTCCAAAGTCAAGTGCCAATCCTGGAACTCTTCCGTAAACAGTCGCTGGCATCAATAGATCCATAAACTCACCATATCCGGCTTGTACAAGTTCAGCAGCCCATGTCGATGTAGTTGTATCAGCTGGTGATGTGATAGCTTTAACCATCATACCAACTTCTTCATCGTTGTTATACATACTCTTTGCTACAACTTCAGGGTTTGCATTTAGAGCATGTGCTTTAGCTACAGCAGTAAATGCCATTGTTGCTAAGTGTCCTTTTTCTCTTGCTTTTTTAACTGAAGTGATAATTTTCTTATCAGTGTTCGCTGCCGGAGTTTCAATTGCCGGAGTTGATTTAACTGCTAATGCTGCTTCAGCTTTCTCAAATGTTAGCAAAGAAGCTTCAAGTTCTTTGATCGTTTCTGCACCAGCTTCAATTGCTTCATTGTCCAAATCTTCTGCTTGTGTAAGCTCAGTTAGTCCGTCTTTTGCTGCTACAATTTGTTCTTGTAGTGATTTAATGCGTTCTGCTATTGTCATAGTAGATCCTTTTTTTGTTTGTTTTTTAATTGAGGTACTACTGTCACTTACACGTTTAGTAGTTGATCGGCCATCAGAAGAGTTGGATGGGCAGTTTCCTGACACGGAACATATTGCATCTAACTCACCATCAGGCAAGAAGTCGAAAGCTTTTCTCAATGCGTTTTGGTTAGCTGGTACACTTACAAGAGAACACTCGAACAATTGGTTTTTACTTAAATCGTAACCACCGAAGTCATTTGGTTCATACTTTTGTGAACTAAAACCAACAGATACCGCTTTCAAGATGCCTTGTTCTACCAATCCATGTAATGAATCGATAAAGTCACTTGTTCCACGTGCTGCTAATTTCAGATCACCCATAAGCTTTCCAGCGTCCACTCTAATGTTCTCCCAAACACCAATCGGCTGATCATGTTTGTGGAACGCTAGGGCAATCGGGTTCTTTTTAAAATCGGCTAATTTCCAATCCTGTATAACACGATCTCCATCTCTATCTACATCTTCTGTAGAAAAAATGAAACTAATGCCATTATCTGTGGCTTTGGATATAAGTTTTCTTTTCATAAGTAATCCCTTCAAACATATTGTAGCATATTTTTGATACTGATTATCTTTATAGTTTTCTTTACTAAAGTTTACTTTAAGGAAACTTTAGTTATTATTTGGAAGATTAAATATTAAAGGAGAGTTATTATAATGAATAGGGAAAAATTGTTGAAGAAATTTAAAGAGAGTGAGAAGGTAGTCATAAGCGAACTTATGAAAATGATTGGAATTGTTGATAAGGTATCAAACCTGGATCACGCTGAATATGTTAAAGAGCATTGTACAGATGTTGATGTCAAAGAAGTTGGTGATAATATAGATTTATATTTTATGCATGATGGTGAAAAACATAAGTTGCATGAAATGCATGGTGAGTCTAAAAAAAACATTGAAAATCAAGTTAAAGCAGTTTTAGAAGATATTTATTATGATAAAGTTTGGACACCTTCCATGCATACTCGTATTGAATCACTTGTAGATATTGCAATGGGTAATTATAATGAATAGAGAAGAAATATATAATCAATTGGTCAAGGATCATAAAATATGGTTAGCTACTGGTGCGTACACAGATGACAAGAAAAATAGATTAGCAAACTTGTACGCAGTGAAGAACACAGAAATAGTGTTTCTAAAACAAAAAGAAGATAATTCACCTTTAAGGAAAATAAAATGAAAGTAAGTAAAGGGACAGAAATTGCTGTCAAACGATTATATTTACACGGTGTCTTTTTTGAAGAGTGCTGTGAAGCCTGTGGGTGCACAATAAACATTGATTTAGGTGAAAATTATCTCTCATACCCAGTAGTTGGGATGGGGGAAGAGGTTTATTATTGTTGCGGTAGTTGTGGTGAAGATGGTTCAATGTTTGTTGAAGTAAACATCAGTGTAAAAAAGGTTAAATAAAATGATAGAAATAGGTAAGTTAAATAAAGATGACATTTTTAGATTTGATGGTGATTCAACTAAATATGTATATGATTCCACCCGTCATTTTCAGTCTATGTATTTTCCACTAAGTGGTGATAAACATTCTACAAGACCCCTATTTATACATTGTACAACTGAAGTGGTGGTAATAAAATGAAAACAAGAGAAGAAATGATTAAAACATACACTGAGTGCTATCCAATGTATTCACAAGCAGTCATAGAAGCTATGGTTGCTTGTTATTTTGATGGGTTTAGAGATGCAGTTAAGTTGGAGCTGAGATGAGGAAAAGAATATTT